CAGCCGAACGCAGGGCCGACGCTGCACGAAGACGTGTGGCCAAGGCAGCGTCTGCCGCTGCCGCACCGGATGCCGATACTATAGTGTGCACCACGTGTTGTAAACTGCAGCCACAGACGTGGTTTGTATTGGAGAATGAATGCCGCGGAAAGACGTGTTTAGGTTGTCGCTTAGACAACCGTGCGCAAGACGCCAAGCGCGACCGTGCTCATCGTAACCAGGTTGCGCGCGAACGGTATGCTGCCGAACCTGGATATAGTGAAGCCAAGAAGACGTGGATTCTGCAAAACCGTGAGAAGATTGCAGATATATGGCGCGCCTACCGCGCACGCAAACGCGCTCGGCTCGGCGATGATGTATATAAACGCCAGAATGCCGATGCTGCACAACACTGGCGCGATGCCAATCCTGCGCTGGTCGAGGCGCAGAACAAGCGAAACAAAGTGTCTCGCGAATACCAGTATCGCGTATGCTTTCAACGTGCGCGCCAGGCCAAACTGGAGTTTAAACTTTCGTTTGACGACTATATAGGTATCGTGAATTTGCCGTGCAAGTACTGTGCGACAATCTCGACTCGCGGATTCAATGGAGTCGACCGCGAAGATAGTGCGATTGGATATATCGTCGGCAACTGTGTTAGTTGCTGCTCGGCGTGCAATTATATGAAAAGCACAAAAAGCGTTGAGACGTTGGTGCGTCGCGCCGAACATATTCTGGCACGCTCCGGCGTTATCACTGACGGTCGCAAGTTTCCAGATGAGTTTCGAAATATTCAATATGTGACTTTCAATAGTCTTGTTCGCAGTGCCGCCAAACGCAGATATAACGTAGCCATAACTGAAGACGACTGGTTTAATATAGTATACCACGACTGCTACATTTGTGGCAAATCACCGAACTATGATATAAGCGACCTCACCCAAATCCATTTCAATGGCGTCGATAGGTACGACAATGGTATAGGCTACACCGTCGATAACTCGCGCGCGTGCTGCAACACGTGCAACCGTCTCAAGAGAAACTATACATATGAATCATTCATAGCGAAGTTGCTGCAAATCTATAACGTCTCGCGTGGTACACCAGCGCCGCATATCGGCGGTGACCTTACTGCCGCCATGCCGACTTGTGCACCATGTCGTAAACGCAACGCTGTGGCAAAAATGCCCGACGCCGATAACATTGAGCAAACTGACGACCGCGCTGCCAGCGAAGAACTACCCGACGCCATTGAAAACGGATCGAGAGATACAACCACATTGTCTTCTGAAGTAAAAGAGTCTATGAAGATTGCTGCGCTTGCAGTGAAACGCAATTACAATGCAGAGATACAGCGTGAATTTAAATCGAGAAAAATTGCTGATATCAGCGAAGAAGAGTTTCAAAAACAGAAAGCCGCGAGAAAACGGGCGGAACGTAAATATATTATAAAGCCGGAAGTCGTCAAACCTCCTGCGAAAACCGACGCAGAGCGGCAGCGCGAATGGCGTGAGCGTGAGAACGCAGCCAAGCCTCCAACTCCTCCGGTGAAAACCGATGCAGAGAGACACAAAGAGTATCGTGAATGGCAGGCTGCCGATCCATGGGCAAAATACAATATTTCTGCAAAAATTGCCGCTCAACGACAGCGCGAGTATCGCGAACGCATGAATGCCGATAAGACGCCCGAGCCTCCTGCCAAAACAAGCAGTGAACGCTCAGTCGAATGCAGAAAGCGTGCGAAAGATGCCACTGCGCCGCTTTAAATCAACCGATATATAGTATAATTATGTAGACCGCAATGCAGTCTACATAATTTTTATGTTATGCAACGTTTTACGTTATGCATCTGTATTTTTATAACGAGAAAATGTCGCTCATGATCAGTTCGAGTAGGCTACCCCGGCCATTCCTGACATCACGCGAAGCACGTTGTAGTTTACTGCATATACGCGCACCTTCGCGGTCTTGGAGCCCGAAACAGTGTTGCTCGAGAGGACCAGCTGCAGCACGGCGTTGTCAATGCGCGAGAAGTTGCAGGTGCCGGACGGCTGGTGCTCCTCGGGGCGCAGCGCGAACGAGTAGATGTTGATGCCCGTGTCGGGGGCGCGCGTGTGGTGCTGCCAGGGCTGCACGACGTCGAAGTACGAGCCCTCGCGCTCCGAGAAGCGGTCCTGGCCGTTGAGTTGCAACTTGGCGGTGACGACGGGGTTCTCGCCCCAGCAGTGCATGTCGAGCGCGGTCTCGGCCAGCACGAAGGTGCCGGCGTCGGAGACGTACGAGCCCGTGGACGCGCTCCATGCGTTGCCGCTCGTGTCGCCGAACGCGACGTCGGCGGTGGTCGTGCCGCCGGTGTTGGTCGTGGTCCAGAGACCCGTGCCGGTGGTGGAGTTGGCAGACGCGACGTTGGCGGTGTAGCTCGCGTCCACGGCGCCGGCCATCTGGAAGAGCCCGTCGGTCGTGATGAAACTGTTGGTGCCGGCCGTCGAGGTCATGCCGCCGAACGCGTGGATGGCGTTGGGCAGCGCGTCGATGGCGTCCGTGTAGTTGAAGGGCTGCGCGCCCAGCGTCTTGTACAGCGTGGTGCCGGCCGTGAGCGACGAGCAGTAGTCCACGTTGGTGTCGGGCTGCACCACCCAGATGAGTTCCTTGCAGGGGTGGTTGAAGTTCAGCTTGATCTTGTTGGAGGACGAACCCACTGACTCGTCGCCCGTGAACTGCAACTGCTCGATCAGGTACTCGTGGGGGTTCTGCGCCATCTTGCGGCGCTCGTCCGTGTCCAGGAAGATGTAGTCGATGTACAGCGACGCGGCCACCAGCGACTGCTGGTACGCGGCGGACGCGGACACGGATCCGCTGGTCTTCGTCAGCGACGTGACCGCCCACAGACACTCGCCGATGGGGCGGATGTCCAGGTTGATCTTCACCTCGTGGTACTGCAGGGCGATCAAAGGCAGCGCCAGGCCGGGGTTGCGCGAGAACCAGAACAGGAGGGGGATGTACAGCGTCGTCTCGGGCAGCGAGTTACGGGGCGCGCACACCTGCGAGGGCGCCGTGCTCGACGACGAGCAGGGGCCGGTGATGTCGGCGAACGAGGGGTCCGTGATGTACGTCAACTGCGTCGTGTTGCCGATCATCTTGTAGTAGCCCTTCTGCTGCTCGCTCGTGAGCGTGACCTGGTTCCAGATATGCATCCAGTCGCCGTACTGGCGGTCGATGCGCTGGCCGCCGATCTCCACCTCAACCTGCGCGATCAACTGCTCGCCGATGTAGTCCAGCCAGCGGGCATACACGCCGTCGATCGTGGTCGAGGTCGTCACCAGGCTCTGGTTGATCTCGGGCAGCGTCACCTGCAGGTACGTGCGGTACGCCAGATCACCGTTGCGGCTGATCGTGCACGTCACTCGGCGACCGAAGTCGGCCTGGCCCGCGAACGTCTGCTCGATGCTCTCCATCGCGAAGTTCGTATGTCTGCGATACGAAACCTTCCAAAAAGTTATCTCGGGCGTACCCGTGAGGAACACGTCCTGAGCGCCGTAAGCCACCAATTGCATGAGTCCCCCGGCCATCGATTAGTAATATAATCTCTATATAGATTTAAATTTGGCAAAAACGCGCATTTGGTAAAATATCAAAAACAGCCAATCGGCTATTTTTGATATTTGATGGTTATATATTGCCTATATTGAGTGCCTACGTTGAGTCTCCAGCGAGTTTAGTGTCCGGGTCCGCCATGGGGGGCGTCTCCGAGTCTCCAGCGGGTTTCAGATCTGCGGTCGCTTCCGCAACCACAACCTTGAACGGGTTGTATATCTCGGCATAGTCCAGGTAGATTATATTTTCTCTCCAGAATGCGTCGGCTGTTTCACTCCACTTCGCCGACTTCTCCAGGTTGTCCCTTTCGAAAAGCGGTTGAAAGTTGGTGTAGTGGCAGCACTCTGCAAACTCAGCGGGGTCAGACAGGTTGAACGCTTTGACGGGCTTGATATGGTCGAGGTGGATGTTGGTCCAATCCATACCTTCCGTCATCTTACTCAGTATAAAGTTCTTGAACTCGCTGCCAGAGCACCCGAGGTATTCTATAGACGATTTAGTCTTCTTCAATATAGATTTTGCCAATAGACGATGTACAGCAGTTCGCTGATTATGTGCTAAGTATGACGAGAGGTTGCAGAATTTGCATATAGACCGGCGATTCTTATGCTGGCAGTACGAGCCGCCGTCGCATAAACGACAGCGCGAACGAGTGCCGCCGTGCGGGCATATTTCGCTGCCTCCACCCCTGTTTTGGTATAAACGGTCTTACTATAACCGATTTTTACATATCCACAGAAAATAAACTGTGTTGATTGATTGTATATTAACCCGCTATATAAAGCGGGTTAATATTTATACGGACGGTGGCTTTTTGGTAATCTCTACACAGTAGACTGCAAACGGGTTGTAAATCACCCGATAGTCCTTGCGTGAAATATTCTCGCGCCAAAACAGTTCGGCTTCATCATTCCATTTGCTGGATTTTGATTGGTTGTCGGCGCTAAACAAAGGCTGAAAGTTAGAGTAGTGGCAGCAGTCTGCCATCTGCTCCGGATCACTGAGGTCAAACGCCGCTACAGGCTTTATATGATCAACGTGCGTGTTTTCCAATGTCATTCCTTCAGTCATTTTACTTGTGAGAAAGTCTTTGAAAAACTGGCTGGTGCAGCCGAGAAATTCTATAGTTGATTTTGTTTTTTTAAAGCATAGTCGTTTATATATACGGCAGATCGCACTTCTCTGCTTGTTCACCAAATAGTTTTCAGGGCTGCAGTCTTTGCAGTTGGCCCGCGACCTTTTATGAACGCATGTACTGCCCCCGGGACATTTCGGGCAGCCCGATTTTACCACATTGTGTTCGCAAATTTGCGATCCCCGACAGTTCCCGGTCTTGCAATTGGCCTTTCTGCGGCCGTGCTCGCACAGATTTTGCCCACCACAACCCTGGTTACAATCTGCCTTTAACTTTCCGTGGCCGCATACGCCCGCACCGACACAAATCGTGCAACTATATTTGTTGCGACCGTGCTCAGTACAGAGTTGGTTGCCGTCTCCGCATGTCGTGCAACGTTCCTTTCGCGAACCGTGCTCACATAGACCCGGACTGTTAGGACAGAGTGTGCACGTGCTTTTTACACGGCCGTGCTCTGTACAGTAACTCGAACCCCCACAGGTCTTACAGTCCTCCTTTAATTTATTGTGCTCGGTACAGTAGGCCGACCCTCCACATGGGCGACATTTTGATTTTGGTTTACCATGCGGTCCACATAGACTCGCGCCCCCGCACTCGGCGCATAATGATTTGGTTTTGCCATGCGTGCACAGACTGACGCCCCCGCAGGGGGCGCAAATTTGTTTATGTTT